TTGCCAAGCCGCCAGAACGAATCAATGTCGTTGCTTTCGATCTTGATCGACACGAGGCGACCCCTGAAACGTGGGGTTATGTAGGTAGTAGCTTGCGTCAGGGTATACGGGCCATACGCTGTTGGCGTTTGTCCAGCAAAATCAGTGACATAGAACGTCAGCAAAATGTTTGCGCCCTGTGCGCCATTGTAATACCCCCACCGCATGTCAGGCCAAACCTGATCAATGAAGGTCTTTACGTCCGCCTCCGCTAGGGCAAAGTACCCTGTTTGGAAGTATGAATTCATCGCTACGCCATCAGCATTTTGAGATGTCTCATGCTGATAAATGTATTGGTTCAAAGCTGCCCCAATCGGCGCACCCAAGACTGATTCGTTGATCCATGCGGAACGGGCAACGTAGGGGTTGGCAGTGGAATTAGCCCCATAATCCCATTGATCTAGAACGAAGTTGTACTTCACATAGCCTTCGTTCTCGCCGCCATTGCCATAGGTTGGGAAGTACCAAGTGATTTCGCCAAAGCGAGAGTTGGCCGCAACCCTGATCCTATCGAGGTTTGTCGTGTCTAAATCCTGAAAAACGACATCCCAGACCGGACAGCGGATAGGCTCAACTCCCGCACCAGACAGCTTAAAGAACTGGCTTGCACCCATCCAATAGGTGACACCGCCCACCGATGTGGCTGCCTTCCTGCCAATCAACCCGCAGCCAGTGCCAAGCTCATTGAACTGGTACACGTATGGCAAGCCAACGTACTGCATGGCCCATATGGCAAGATCAGTCCAAATAAGGCCCTGTTGGCCCGCTTGGATGCACTGGACAATCCGAGAGCCTTTCGGAAGGCGGTACGAACCGGCCTGATTGGTGAGCGAAGCAATCCAAGAATTGTAGTTCTCGACATCGCACCAGCGAAGCAAAAGAGGGTCTTTTATGCCAGTGAAGGTTGAAGACCATGCAATAATTTGCCGTTGAGGCATGGCAACAAATGCGCCTTCATTCACAGATGGCGCTTCTGGAATGATAGTAGCTACTATCTGACCCGCAGATGGAGACCATTGATAAATTGGTCCATCCAATGGACAGGCAATTAGCTCTTGCCCCCAATTGTCCAGCGTCCAATCAATCGCATTGATGGGCGTTCCCGTGCCTGTTGTTGGCTCTACACCAGTGCCGTATCCGCCTATTCCGTATGGGCCAATGCCATAACCTGTGCCGGGAGGGAGCGGACCTATCCCTTTGTAATAGACGTAATGAGCTAAGCCACTGTTTTCGCTGCCAGTTGTTGTGGAGGTAGCTTGAGTGCTTGCTCCGATAACAAACACATTAACGTCAGTAACGCTGTTGACGATATAATTCCCATAGATCGTGACGCCACCAACAGTCGTAGCGACCAGTGCTGGGAACGTATCGCCAGCCACATACCCATGACTAGCGAGCGTGACAGACACGTTTGCAGAACCAGAAGTAGTGGTAAAGATTGGAACTAGGCCATTGTTGGATATAGTCCCAGCAGTTGTTTGAGCGCCAGTTGTGGTGCTTGCGTAGGAGACGCTGCCCGCAGAAGAAACTGTCACAACGTAATTGCCGTTGTACCCGGCAGGCACTACACCCGCAACAGTTATCATGCTGCCAACAGGGAAAACATACGCGCCAGCATATGTTAATGTGGCTACAGAGCCAGTGCCAGAAGCTGCCGTTGTAGCTACAGCGGTAGTGGTAGAGAATGTAGCCAGTGCAGGGTCGCCAAGCACATCACGAGCTACGATTGTATAAGTGTTGGCGCTGCCGCCAGAATTGGTGATTTGGTACAGCCCGAAAAGGACAAGCCCTCCAACGGCGATCTGTGTCTGGATGTCCACGCTATCGTAGCTAGTCACAGCACGGCCCGTGTCTGTGATTGTCACAACGCTGCTGCCGCTCGTCGTAGAAACGCTAACTGCAACATTTACGGTTGTCGTAGCCGGGGAAACGTCTGTCGAACCACCACCGGTAATGATTTGAAGCGTTCCGCCGCCGCCAGAAGCAATGCCTTCTGCGCCTAAAGCCAGATAGGAATTGGCATTCGTGTCTTCCCAAGCCCACATGCAGCGGACAATCGAGCCGACCGTGTTGGCATAGTATTTTGCCCAACCGCCAAGCTTCTGCACCAAACCGCCAAGCGTCCTGTCAGGGATAAACCGAACAAGTTGGCTGGACGATATAGCTGCTTCGTTGAGAGTTGGTGTTCTATTAACATCAACTCCGGGGGTGAGCTTCAGGGAGGCATGGGGCATATCTTACCCCCTCGACGAAGAAGAAACAGTAGCTGGGCTTTGCGACGACCAACCAGAAGATTCAAACGCTTTTCTTGCCTCTTCGACAAGTGCGCTCTTCAGGAGAGCTTGATACTGGCTCTCATAAGTTATCGCCATCTGCGGGTCATCATTGGCGCGTCCAAAGTTCCTCTGGTAGGCAGAAATGTAGATCATGGATGCCATGATAAAGACATCGGGCAGATACTGGCTGATGAAGGTAGTGGTGTTCGTCGAAGAAAGGCTGTTAGGGCGAAATGTACCAACAACTTCAACGGGATAGTTCTGATCTGGAACTGGGCCAACATAGAACAACGTCTCATTAAATGGGACGAAATACTTAGGTTTGCCAAGGTTAGCAGTTAGAGACGAGCCATAAGCAGCGTCTAGGAATTCTTTCGTTGTTGGCAGGAGCGGCACACGGACGCACAAATCTGGGTCTGTCGTCGCTGAAGCATCTCCGTTTGCATCAGTCAAAAGATTGATCTGATCGCTGACAACAAACGTGCCGGATGCCGCATCGCTATTAGAAGCTAAGTTTATGTTAAATGACAAATTTCTATTGCCAGTAGCAAGTTTAAAAGTCGTGCCATGCAGAGACACGCTGGTAAACATGAAGTTGATGTCACGATACATCCGGTTTTCGGCGTAGGTGATCATCTGTGGCAGGATCGTCACGTATGCGGCATCAGTCTCTGATACGACAGCCATCGTAGCGATTTGGGTGACATATTGCGAATAAGTGAGACCTGTGGTCATGGGTAACCTCTTGATCCGCTCTTTATATCACCGCTCAGAAATTTACGCCATCTCCGTTGCCTTGGCCTTTACATCGTTGACGCGAATGGTCCAGCCCTTGCCAAAGGTGTCAAAGGTGTTGAGACCCTTGAGAAAGCTCATCCGCATGTCGCACAGGGCGTCAATTGCCGATTCGGCATCGCACTTTTGGATGGCTTTCAAGGACTGCGGCCCGATGACCCCATCATCCGCCACACCAGCAATGCGCTGAAGGTACTTTGCCGCCCGGCCAACGCCAGAATTTACAGCCAAGTCGTAGGCGGCGTAATCTACCCCGGAAGGAAGCTGATCACCCTTGATCTTGTCCCAGTACATGGCCTTGTAGAAGGGTTTCACCACCTCAGGTGTAAGTTTGCGCATGAAAGCTTCGTCCACGGGCTTGCCGACGTAGCCCTCCCAAGCTGCCTTCGTAACCCCTAAATTGGTCATGCCGCCCGGATCTTTCGGATGGTTTACAAAACCACCTTCGTGCTTCAAAACGGCGGCGAAGCTGTCATCCCAGTTCTCTTGCATGTCACTTGTCCTTTGCAGCAAGCAAGTCGTTCTTGGCTTTGGAGCCTGCGGACGAGCCGTAATAGAAGTTGACCACCCCAGTCCACGCCGTCCCCAGAGCGCCCAGCATCATCAGGAGCGCCTCCGTGCCAGTCTGCGGCATCCCATTGAGGAGCATCCAGATCAGGATGCCAAAGAAGCCCAGCGTGATGACGATGGCAAGGACTTTAGGAACCCAGTCCTTCGTCTCGCGCTGCATCTGCCGGGCGCTGTCGCGGTCACCGGCGGCAATGCGCTCAAGATCAATGTCCAAGCTCTTCATCTGCACCTTGAAGTCGGCGTCGATCTTCTTGATGGCGGCAAGCTGGTCAGGCGTTGCCGCAGCCATTGCCTCGGAGATCTGCTCCTCTGTGCCGTCCTCATGCCCAAAAAGGGCGCTGGACAGGGTCTTGACGGCAACCCCAGCCAGTGGACCACCAAGGGCAGTTGCGATGGTTGGGGCCACTTGGCTAAGCAGGGGACCAAACTGTTTCAATAGGTCCATCTATCGCCCCTCAATGTTAAAGGTCAGGTTTTTGTGGTCAGGATATGCAATCACAACATTGCCTTCAGGGCATTTGTACATGATTCGGGCGATCAGCTTTGCGCCGCCAAGGGCAACGCCTTCCGGTTTTTCAACCGTCATTGTGTAGCCAAATTTGTCTACCGTTGGGCTGGCAGGGCCAGAGAATTTGGCGACAGATGGCAGCGCCTTGTGAACCATGTAGTCGGAGTCGCGAACCTCAAGGCTGAAATCTTCAACCGTGCAGTCATCCCGAATTTTCTGACGGGCTACAACCACCTTGAACGCGCCAGAAGCAGGCCCATTGGTGATGCTAAAGTGGTTTGCATCCCACTGAAGAATGTCTTTTGGCGGCAGCTTGACCTTATCGTATAGCGTATATCCGCCACCAATCATCGCCATGATCGCAGTCACAGCGGCGATAGGCTTGGTGATGAATTCGGTGTCGATCACTTGTCAGCCTTCCCATCCAGCTTGTCATAGATGCGTTGGAACATGGTTTCGATGTGTTCCATGCGCTTGTCGATGTCCCCCTTAAGAACATAGGTTTTTGGCAAGTCTGCTTCTATGCGGTGGATGTCGTCCTTTAGCTTCTGGACGGCTTCCCATAACTGACGGCCAAACCAGCCAGCTACGGCAAGGGCGACGCTGAGGGCAAGATTAATAGTTGTCTGATCCACAGCGCCAATCCTTTTTAAGCAGCTTCAGCCACTGGCTCGTCAACGGCAGGAGCCGCAGGCACGATCTGCGCTTCAGCTTGGCGCTTGATCTCGGAGATGAGATCAGCAACCTCCTTGAAAGGACGATCACCCAATACTGCAAGGATATTATTCCAAGCCTGAACCGACAATGCCACGCTTATGTTATCCATGTTCATTCCCCTTTATTGCCATTTGGCGGCTCAATTATAGCCGTTGATGTCTTCCTGTCTATTGTAAGAACACCCTCACAGCAGACATTCCATTGCTCCCCATCACGCTCGTCCCAGACCGGAACAGTGATCCGCAAGTGCTTGAACAAGCGTTCCTTGCCATCTTCGAACACGCGCCAAACATGCTCAACTGTCCCTCTGCCCGGTTGCCCCCGCGATTGGTTGAACCGAATGCAGAACTTGCTCAAATCACCTCAACGTCTGTCACAGGGCAAGCCGTTGGCGCGGCATTCTGCACACTGACATTGAAGTGAATGAAACGCATGGGCTTGCTTGCCGCATGGCGCGTGAAGGAATGCGCCAACCAAGCATTGGCAAACATGATTGTGCCAGCTTCAGGCACAAAGTTGACCATGTTCGATGCCGGGGTTGCCTGTGACATATCCTTCTCAAGCAAGTTTAACTGAACTTTGCCAGCCTTGGGGTCATGGAACACAACCCGTGAACTGTTCTCAGGAACGTCGATAAAATAGAATCCAACGATCTGGGAACCGTACCCATGCACATGCTGCTCCATAGCAGAATGTTTGTGATGCTCCTGACACCAAAACTCCGTGAAGTAGGTGCCGAGGTTTTGCATGGCATAGCCTTGGCTGTCCAAAACTTCCCATGCCGATTGCGCGATGAAGTCGGCAAGATCAAGCATCCGGGGGTCGCCGTTGAGATTTCCGGTCATGATGACGGGGTAAATGTCATCAAGCTTCTTTATCTCTTTCTTTCTCTCAGCAATTGCCTCCGTCACAACCTTCTTGGCTGCTGAAAGAAACTGCGGGGCTTTGACGCTGTAGATAAGCGTTGGGAAGTGCCAGAACGCTTCAATCTTTGGTCCTGTTGGCGCGTCTTCCACGGGCGTCTTGCTTCCACTTATCTGTTCGGCTTTGCACATCACATGTCCCCTTTATGATGCAGATTGATTATGCAGGTGGAATTTCAACCCATGACAAGGTAGCTTCATCCCAGACATACATTTGTCCGTCTTTAGGAACCGGAACAGGCGCAACCCAACCTGTTTCGGTGGAGTTCAAAATCCAAGACGGATATGGTTTGGGGATATTGTCCCAAGACATTGTAGCTTCATTCCAAGTCCATACACCCCCAGTCGTTGGCTTGGCAACCGGAGGAATCCATTGACATGTATTTACATCAAGGACCCAAGACGGATATGGCTTGGGAAGAATAAAAGCATCAAGATAGGGGTCATATGCGCCACCAACCCCAGCATAATTTTTCCTGAAATTTCCGTTGTAGCTGGTTTGTTTCCATATGGTGTTATTGCCATAAAGAGATTGGCAGAACGCCACCCCCACAGACTCACTCTGCGGAAAAGGAAGATTGTCGATTGTTGCATTGCTCACAACAATCACATCAATCACGATGTTTGCATCGTTCAATTGAGCAAAGTGTGCCATTAGAATGTTATGCTCCCTGATCCCGTAAACTTGTAAATTCGGTAGCCGCCAGAGCAAGTTATTGTTGGCGAACCTGTTGTGGAAGTTGCAGCAGGAGATGAGTTAGGATAACGCAAAATTACAATACCAGAGCCGCCGCCAGCATTTGAAGTAACACCTCCGCCGCCACCTCCACCACCGCCAGTATTCGCGGTTCCAGCAACTCCGGGGCCACCATCTGCGCCGCCAGAACCACCGCCTCCTGCACCGCCGTCTGACGAGCAACCACCGCAGGCGGCTGGCGGACCTTTACGGCCACCGCCCCCGCCGCCGCCGTAATATGTGGATGTTCCAGAAATAGCAGTGCTTGTCCCGTTGCCGCCACCGCCGCCTTTACAGAAGATGCCGACGCCGCCTGTCCCGGTAGCGCCGCCGCCGCCGCCACCTATGTAATTGGTGCCGCCATAAATGCTATAAAATTGCGAAGCTCCAGTTCCGCCAGAATTTCCCTGTCCACACGTTCCTGCGCCGCCAGCAGTCACTCCTCCGGTTCCAGCACCGCCGCCACCACCCGATCCGCCGGTTGACCCGCTCGCACAACAGCCTGCTCCTCTGCCACCACCTGTAGATACAG